TACTTCTTGCCCAGTTATTTTATTGCCGTATGTTGTAACAGTTTGCGCTGGAACATCTACTGTACCTTGCTCTGTTTCATAAGAATACCCCGGAATTGTTTTTGTAATTTGACCAAAGTCTTTAATGTCTGTAACACCAACACTAGCCAAGATGTTTGCCATCTCTCGGGTGTTAGCTTCGATAGAACCTAAACCTTGCCCTTGATAGTACTTTGCTGTGCCAGCTTTTTGCTGAGCCGTAATTTGACTAGCCAACTTATCAACAACTGTATTGTCTAGCGTGAAATCACGCCACTTGGTTGTGTTTGCCGCTAAAGTAGTTGTAGGCGCTGGGGTAGTTGTAAGCGTAGCGATGCCAACAGAAGTTGTTGTAGGCGCAGCTGTTGTAGTAGGCTCGACTGTAGTTGTAGGCGGTATTGTTGTATATGGATTTAGAGTTGGTAAATCGTCATCCGTCATCGTTCTAGGAAACGTAACTACTGGAGCAGACGTTATCACCGGAGCAGACGTTGTTACTGGAGCAGCGGTGGCGATGATGTCATAAATTGGATTGCCCTGCTCATCAGTAGATGTATAAGTTGGCGCAGATGTAACTACTGGAGCCGACGTTATAACAGGAGGCGCAGTTGTAATTGGTATTGTTGTAATACCTCCGCCACCAATATCATCAATTGGATAATCACTAAAACCACTATCCTCGTAATTTACGAAGTAGTTGTTTCCACGGTCACGTATAGCCATTATCCGACCTTCCAATTTGTTCCGTCGGAATACACAGGCACTGCAACAGCCCCGCCAGTTGCAACAGTAGCTCCAAACGTAGGAAGCAATGCATCAGTTACAAAAGCCCGCGCACCTTTACCAGATGTAGCCGCGCTAGGTAACGTTGCAACAGTGTAGTTTGTTAAAGGTGGCTGAAAAGCGCCCGAATCCAATTGATTAAGTATGTTTTCTAGACGATTAAAGTACAAACGCAGAATGTTGTTTAGTTGATTCTGGTACTGCTCGTTATAGACTGGTGTTGCAAAAGGCAGTGCGGGTGGTTGAACCCGTTGTAGCTCGTACTCTGATGTAATAATTACGCTCATGAGTTACCTCTTCTACCGTCTTGTTTGATGTCAATACGGGGGCTACCCAGCTGCCATGCGCAGCCCAATTGATTGGACTCAATCTTCATAATCATTTGGCGGCCACGAACCCTGACATATACCTGCCCTGTAAATTGCTCAATTGGAACTGTAGCTGTTCTTACCACTGTGGCATTTGAGTTGCCGCCTAAAGAAATAGGGTCGTTGTAACCTGAACCAGAGTTCTGCATTGGGATCAGCGTCATTGTGACTTGTGGAGACGCTGCGTCAGACCCACGGAAAGTAATGTCCGGCAAAATGCGCCATACAAACCCAAAGTGGTCGCCATCATCAATATCAAATTCAGTTGTCTCAATAATTGCGTTAATAGGCAGTGCTGTTGCAGTTTCGTTGTCATCGTTACCTTGCTCATGGTAAACAATGTTATACGTATAAGTTGCAGCCATTGGATAATCTCGCAAAGCCGAGTCAAGCCAAGCCGTGCGAGCCATAGTTCCATAAGTCCATACATCTTCTGCATAGTTATAGGTCACGTATTTATCAACAGTAAATGAGTTGGCCGAACAGTAGAAGAACCAGACTTCGTTAAAGCCTTCATTGGTGGATGCAAATATCTGCGCCGATTGTTCTAAATTAATGTCTTGGAAGACGTACTGCCTTAAGTCACAGCGCAATGTCTGTGTGCGACCATCATATTTGTAGAACTTATCAATACCCATCCAGTACGTCACACCAGAAGCAATCGCAGCAGCATTTGGCCCAGCAATAGATAGGTTATCACCTAATAGCTGAACGCCCCACACAGCTGGCGGGCCTTGATACTGCATGGAATATAAAGAAGAATCTGTCCAAACCAAAATCTCTTGACGAGACTGCAAAGCCGTAACAATTCTAGACCCATGAGACAGTTGTAAAAAACTTGATTGGTTTGTTACAGATGGGGCCCACTCTAGATAATTTTCTTGGTCAGACCAACGTATTAACATTGGGTCTTGCGTGGCACTACCAAACTCATTACAACCAAACGCAAATACAAACCGAGATGAGTCAGAGATCAAAATAAAGTTCTGTACTGTTGGGACAGAGGAAGCCCCCACCAAACTAGATATTAATACGCCCCGTGTTGTCAGCGATGTATTGGCTTTCCAGATATAAATGCCACCGCCATTAGGCGCAAAAATTAAATCTTCACCAAAATTGGCTTGACTCCAAATACGCATCTGGTTGGTTGATGCTGTGCCAATACCCCATGTGCCAGAACCCCACGCGCCAGCACCCCAGCCAACCAAAGGAACGGCGTAGGCTGAACCAACGTTAATCTGGTATGCGGCTAGAACAGAAGCGCCACCACCCGTAGCTGTAGATGTAGCGGCAGTCGCGGCTTGGATAGAATATGTTGTCGTGCTAGTGCCAATCGTAGTTAGTTGATATTGACCATTTAGATCTAATCCGCCTACAGTTGTAGCACCGCTAAAAGTAACATAGTCACCGCTAACCCAGCCGCCTGTCGAGTCTGTAACAACAACAGTAGTAGATCCATTCGTAGTAGCAAAAGGGTTTGCGCCAAGCGTAGCCGCAGTTTTACGCAGTGGCGTAATGTCGTTATACGCACCGCCAGACTCGATGTAGTACTTTAAGTTTGTACCTACAGCAAGTAAGTTTTGACCGCCCAGAGTCACCCAATTCCACAGAGAACGGCAAACTCCTAAGAAAGTTGTAGCAGAAATACGTTGCCAGCCACCAATCTTTTCGGGCGTGCCTTGGCGGAAACGCACCTTATCAGAAACGTAATATCCGTTCTCAGACGTATACCGAGTGTTTTCGCGGTTTACACCAGCTTTCTGGACAAGTTTCTTTAATGGCATTGGCTACCTTTTATTTGCTGGCAACGCCTTTGGTCTTCTCAAAAGAACGCATACCGGCAATGCCCAAGATGCCTGATAATATCACCCAAAGTTGGTCTGCGTCTAGTACCGGCGGGGGATCCATACCAACAGGAACCCACCCCATAGCCTGCAAATATTTCCATGCCCATTGGAACAGTGGATACAACAGAAACTGATAGCCCATAGCCGCTACGCCAATCCATCCAATAGCTGGTCTCCAGCCCGAAACAAACACACTGGATGATGCAGCTTCAATCTTGTTGACCTCAATCTGAGCTAGGTCTGTAGCTTGGTCAATCTTCTTTTCTTCAAGATCAAGCTTACGCTGCTCAATCTCCATCTCCATCTTCTCTTTGTCAGTGGTGATCAGGTCGCCTGCAACCTTACCAACGGCTTCAATAATTGATCCAACGGCAAGCAAGCTCATGCTAGACCTTTCAGTGTGCGGTTAATCCAGCCCTTGAGGAACTTAACCTGCACGGGGTTCTTATTGCATATCTCAACGTAACGAGCAATCTTAGCCAAGGCGTAGGATTCTTTAAAGCGCTGACCATCCGTAATTTGGTTGAGCTTTTCAATAGTCTTAGCACCAATACCGCCATCAGGCGTAGCGCCAATCACCAACTGAGCCAGCTTGACCGCCATACCCATACCAGCATTTACGCCAAAGTTAAAGATAGTATTGGCTACGTCTTGATTGGTAATCTCATTACCGCGCATCTTGTCCCAGAACTCAACACGATAGAACTCACGCACCATAGGTGTAAGAGAACCACCAAATTCTTTCTTATCTACAAGCGCCCAGCCATTCCACTGCGGGTTCTTGTTACGGGCAATGCCAGCGTAGGTCATACCGCCCGTGTCGCCGGGGACTTCATGAAGAACGTAGCCGCCCTCGTCTTTAATCATCTGCTCAAAAGCTGGTTCAAACTGTGCCATTATTTTTCCTTGGGCTTGTCTTCATTTTGCATGAGTTTGATACCAGACAGGAACCCAATCATGCCGCCAATCAACGTTGAGAAGGCTGGGCTAATCATCTTGAAGATTTCGGCGTTGTCCACTTCCTTGGCCCACAGACCAAGCATAAAGGCAATCACCATAGCCAATACGGAGATGCACAAGGTGGTGCTGACCATTAGCGTGACATACAACGTCAGTTTTTCTTTGGTGTCCGGTACATGTTGTGGCGGTTTCTTAGTCATCATGCATCCTCATACAAAAATCTGAAAGCGCCTACGGTTCTCAAACGCGCCCAACTCAATCGTGTTCTGCCGCGCCTTCTTGTCGTACATTTCAAGCTCAGCCTCGTGTGTTTTCCATTCCAACTTATTGGCTTCTATAGCGTATCTGTACTCTTCTTGAACTTTCTCAACAGCCTTGTCAAACGCCAACTGGGTGGCGGTATGAGTTGGCCTGACTAGCCCGTACCATTTGTCGAAGGTAATCATTTCTTTTCCCTTTCTACTGCTCTTGCATAGTAGTAAAGAATTTTTGCCCTCAACTCCGCGCTATCCGCAACCCCCGCCCACATAGCAAGGTTGTTCCAAATCACTACAAGCTGATCTGAATTACATGAGTCACCGTTTGTTATCAACCACCGAGATAACTCGATGTGCCGCAGGGTTGGATCATGAATCCAGCTCAGCCCATAGAAGTCTGAAATGATGCACGGGGTCTTGGCACTCGCCCAAAATACAAGCAATACAAGCGGTACAAAGAACCAGCGCATCATTCATAACCTATCCCTCCAAGGTCACTTTGGCTCTACGTCAGACACAGCCTCTTCAGGCTTTGCAGCTAACGCTTGCTTCAGTAACTCAAAGAAGGCATTGCGGCCTACTTGGAGCTGATCTACATTGAATCGTGCTGAGTCCAATTTGCGATCTAAATCTGCGACATGATTTAGCAGGGCTTGCTGCTGGGGTGTCAGGTCTTCAAAGTGGTGCTCAACGCCATCGATTGTCACAGGGGTCTTTTCATTTTTTCCCATGATGTTTCCTTTAATGCGCTGCCAAGGTCGGGTGGCAGCTTCCCGTTAACTTACGCGCTCCAAGGAAGCGGTGTGTTCTGGGGGCTGACAGGAGGGTTCAAAATTGAGTTAATTTGACCTTGCACATTGGCTTCAAAGTTGGAAATACCAACTTCACCAAGTTGCGCCTGCACCCAACCAATCACAATTGCTTCAGTTAAATTGGCATAGGGAATAAAAGTGCCTGATTGGTCAGCGGCGCTAAATTGTGAACTGCCACCAATGTTAGCGGTTGTTGTACCGTCCACGCCAGTCAGCGTCCACAGCACATTGACCACATAGTTGGGGTCAGGTTGCTGTACGGTGTACATCTGGTCAATTGTCCATGTGTAAGTAGTCATGATTTACCTTTCAGTTTAAAGATTAGATGCCAGCGTCTGCTAGGCGTTTACGGAGTGATTGAATTTCCTTGACCAGCATTGGGACAAGTTTTGAATAGTCTACTGCCATCATTTCTTCGGCTTCAACTGGCTGATGTACTGCCTCTGGAACAACAGTTACAAGTTCTTGAGCAATAAAGCCGTAGCGTTGGTGTGTTTGGTCTGTTATCCAATTAAATTGACGTACTTGCAAGGAGTCAATTAAAACAGAAGCGGATTCGGAGTCTTGGATATTTTCTTTTAAACGCTGGTCTGATGTCACATTAAACAGGACAGCAGTTGTTCCTGATTGGCTAACGGAACCAATTGTTGTTCCTGCGTATTGATAAGCGGCATATTGATTTCCGCTTGTAGTTCCAGTAGCGTGCCCCGTTACAATTCTTGGGCCTGCCGTTGTAGATGGGCCCAGAATTGCAGTTCCGGCATCTGCAGTGCCATAAAAATCAAAATACACAACACCATTGGTATCAATATGCAGACGTGGATTCCCATCCCCATCAGACAGCACGATGTTGTTGCTTGATGTGCGAATGTCTAGGCTACCTTGGTTGCCTGAATAGCGACCGAGGATCGTGTTCTTTGCGCCAGTCTGAACCAGCTCACCAGCAAAGTTTCCAATAAATGTGTTGTAGCTTCCGCTTGAGGCTGCTTGTCCAGAGCCGTTACCAATGAACATGTTGTACGCACCCGAACTCAAAGAGAAGCCGGGTGGGTTTTGCACGCTAGAAACCGTACCACCAATCAGAATGTTGTAATAGCCAGTGTGACTTACTGAGCCACCGTTATAGCCAGATTCGTAGCCGATTGCAATCGTTCCATCAGCAGTCGTAAAGTTGCGGCCAGCGCGGAAACCCACTGCCGTAATTTGACTGCCTGAAGTAGATTCAAAACTAGCTTGCGATCCAACAAATACGTTAGCTGTTCCCGTACTGGTGTAGCCAGCAGAATCTCCAATACCAGTATTATTATTTTGAGTAGTGCTCACCAAAGCGCCAGAGCCAACGGCAGTATTACTGCTTCCAGTTACGTTGCCCGTAAGAGCAAGCTGTCCGACCGCCGTGTTGGAACTGCCAGTCTGAGTCAAGCGCATTGCAGCGTTGCCAACAGCTACGTTGTAGCTACCCGAACTAAGGTTAGCCATTGGGCCTTCAATTACTCCGTCATGCCAAGCGCCAACTGCAATGTTGTCAGTACCAGTGACGTTTCTTGAGCTACCGCCCATTGCTTGTGAGCCAACAGCGGTGTTGTAACCGCCAGACGTAACTGCCGACCCTGCTAAGTAGCCAAGCCCCGTATTGCGGTCAGCGGTCGAATTTACAAGAGCAAAATAACCCAAGGCCGCCAAATAAAGGCCAGAGACGTTAGCGTTTCCAGCGGCGTACCCAACAGCGGTGTTGTTGTTGGCAGTGTTAGCCTGAAGCGCACCAGCGCCAACCGCCGTCAAGTTTGCACCTGTGACGTTAAACTTTAACGCAGAGTGTCCAACTGCTGTTATGCCACCAGAAGTGTTGCTGTAACCAGCCTGATAACCAACAGCGGTGTTGTTGGATGCCGCAAGTTGAGAATACAAAGCCTGAGAGCCAACGGCGGTATTCTGGTTTCCGCTCATGTAGCCAGCGCCAGTAACACCTAATGAGTTTGCGCCAAGGGCGGTGTTGTCTGACCCATTTCGGGTGTACACACCTGCATTAAACCCAAGCGCCGTATTGTTTGACCCTGACGTTGCGTTGTAAGCCGCGCCAGCACCGATATAAGTATTTTGAGTACCTGTGTTGGTATAACCCGCCGAAGTACCAACGCCAGTATTACTGCTTGTTGTGTCTGTTAAATAAAGCGCATTCAACCCCACCGCCACGTTACCAGCGCCGCTTGTAATGGTGTAGCCTGCCGAAGTTCCAACCAAAGTGCTAGAGTTTCCGCTTGTAAGGTAGTAACCAGCCAAAGAACCAACTGCCGTATTTGAGTTACCTGTTATCCCCACGCTTCCTGCACCAGCCAGCCAGCCAACGTAAGTGCTGTTGTTGCCCGAAGTCACAGCCTTACCTGCGGCTTGTCCAACGGCTACGTTGTTTGCACCAGTGCTGTTATACAGCGCTTGATAACCAACAGCAGTTCCACCGTTGTTTGCGGTATTGTTTGCTGTGTATAGGGCTTGATAACCAACGGCCGTTTGGTTTACACCTGTAGTATTTGTTTGTAGCGCCCCAACGCCAAGCGCGACGTTATTTGAACCGCTTTGATTAGTATATAAAGCTGCTTCTCCTGCCGCCAAATTATTTGCGCCGCTTGTTAAAACGGGTAATGTGTTTCTACCCAAAGCAGTGTTGTAGTTACCCGAAGAACCTAACCTTAAAGCATTTTCACCCAATGCAGTTTGAGCCGCGCCACCGCCAGTATTTGTCAAAATAGCATTAAGACCAATTGCAGTGTTAGAGGCTGTAGCACCACCGCCAAGACCTACAGTTAGGGTTTGAATAGTTGCGCCTGCTGTGCTTGACAGTGTTCCTGTGACTGCAAGACCTGTGTTATTTAAAATAGCTGTTTTTGTTTGGTCTGGTGAATAAATGGTTGCCGCTGTAGAAGATAAAGAGTACCCAGCACCACCCCCAGTTGCACCTGCAAAAAGACCAGCAAGCGCAGATCCAGAATACAAATAACCCGCTACAGGAGTAGAACCACCGTTAGTAAATGTAATTGCATCTCCAGCAGTCGCTTTTGTAGCGCTCAGCGTAGTAAATGCACCAGCCAATGGAGTAGTCGTACCGATAATGACGTTGTTGATCTGATTGCCACCACCAGCAATTGTTCCACCAAGAGTAAACGCTCCTATGGTGTTGGCGGTTAATGTTGTGCCGTTAAAAGTCAAATTGGCAGAATCTTGAAGCAAGCCAGCCGTACCTGCGTAAGTCACACGTCCAGCAGTCAAACCAGAGTCTGTTAACGAAGTAACAGTGGTTGTTGTTAAAGTTGTATTACCTATAAAACTAACAGCCCCGCCAAAGTACGAAGCACCAGCGGCTACATATAACGAGTATGGGTTAGTGATCGTGATGTTTGTACCAGCCGCAGGAGCGCCAGCGATGTACAAGGTCGAAGCGTTTGTATAGGTTGTAGCTGTTGTTGGATTAGCCAGTGTAGGTATTGCAAATGACCAGAATGGGCCATGAGTTTTTGTACCGCCAGAAACGCTAGTGTCTGTGTATGTTGTTGCTCCGCTGTACACAAACGCTGGAGCCGAAGTTGTTAATGTAGATCCAGTAGCACCAGCATAACCAAAGGTCGCCACAGTATTAAACCGCGCCAGAGCATTAACTGTCGCGGTGTCTGTATTGGCATCGCCAAGAATAGTGTTACCTGTAACAGTCAGATCAGTAACTGTGTAAGCACCGCCGGTGTTGCTTACCTTTACAAAGTCAGAACCATTCCAAGCGCAGAAAGCTGATTCACCAGCAACAATAGTTACGCCAGTCGTTGGGCCAGAGCCAATTAACTTAACAGCAAACCCGCCTGTGGTGGCATTGATAACTGTATATGTTTTAGACTGTGCTGGAGCTGTGACTGTACGGAGTGCTGTACGCGCGCCCGAGAACAAAAGAATGGCTTGCCGCGCTGTGTTTGAAGCGCCAGTGGTTGTGGTTAAAGTGACATCAGTATCAACACTGATATTGGTTGTGCCCGCAACAGAGGTATCAAGAAGAGATGTAATGCCGTTGTTTACAGTGTCGCCCCATGTGCCGCTTAATTCGCCTGTGACTGGCAACGCCAAGCCTAAAAGTGATGTGTATGCTGTAGTCATGTTTTAAACCTCAAGTTACAATTTATTCCGTTTAGGGGTTTACTCAGTTGTGACTGTAGTCCAAGTAGGTGTTTGCGAATTGCTGACATTTTGCCAGTTTGCTGTTTCGCTGTCATCTATTACTTTCCAATATACAGCAATTACATCACCAACTGCGCCACTTGCTGCAACCCCCGTCAAAGCTTTAATGCGCTCGGCCACCGTCATCGTGCCTACTGCACCCATAGTACCAACACCAGTCAGTGCAATCGAGCGGTCAGGCGATACAGACCCAACCGCGCCAGTTGCACTATTTGGTAACAACGGAACAATTACTTGCCCCGCAAGGCCCATTGCTGCAACACCGCTTAATGCAACCGATGCTGACTGTACAACAGACCCAACAGCCCCTGCGCCCGCTACACCTGTAATCGCTTTACTCTGCTCTGGGCTAACTGTACCGACAACGCCTGTAGCCAAAACACCAGAAAGTGCAACAGTTGATGAGTTAACAACTGTACCAGCAGCGCCTGTAGCCAACACACCAGACAAACCAATTGCCTGACTCTGAACAACCGTGCCAACTGCGCCAGATGCCGCTACGCCCGTAAGAGCAACTGTAAGACTTACACCAACTGTACCAACTTCACCTGTCGCTACATCTCCCTGTTCGGGAATAATGATCGACTCTGTAACATCTCCAACAGCACCAGAAGCACCAACACCTGTAAGAGCAATGGTAAGTACGGGCGACGCAGTGCCAACCGCACCTGAAGCGGCAACGCCTGTTGCATCGAGAGTACCGCCCCAGCCATTACTCCCCCACGCGCTGTCACCCCAGCCGAGAGACATGGCTTACCCTTTAGGTTGTGGACAAGCGCAGTAATGCGGTTGACGTTGTGTTGGATGGCATGGTCAGAGTGAACGTACCAGCCGTAATGGTCTGCGAGCCAAAGGTGTGGACAGAAACTGCCTTGTTAGACTGACTGCTGTTATAGATCAAAACGCAGTCAAACGCTGTACTTAAAGTCACAGTCGTGTAAGTGATAGAGGCTGAAGGTGTCCAGTAAGCCACGCCCGCAGTGGGAGAGCTATTAGCTGCAATAGGAGCCGTAGCATTGGTCACAGTTACACCACCAGCCGTATAGCCTGTACCTGTTACTTCATTGGTAGATGAATAAGCTGTAGTACTTGCATTAACAGTAGCGGATGTCAAATACAAAGCCGCTTTGAACGTGTCGGCAGTGGTAGCCGCACGGATAGGTGCAGTGCCAAAATTGTGGGTAGCCGTCATGAGTTCGCCCATGAACGAAGTGCACATTGATTGAGTGTTTGCCATGATAGCTCCTTATGTAATTGACGCTGCTTCAGCAGTCATGTAAGTTAATGGTTTCTTTAAAGTCACATGGGCTGATCGGTGAACCAACTCACCCTCTAGCCAATATTCCACCCAAGTGGTGTTCTCGTTGTCATTATCCACGACCCCTTCTCTTTTCTCAAGAAGAGAATCATCCATTTCGCCTTTGGTTGTAGTAACGATCAATTTGAACTCCTAATAAGAGCTGCCGATGCTGTATTAGCAGGCATTGTTATGGTGAAATTGGTAGATGTTTTGTCAGACCCAAAGTCCAACACAGCAATAGCTTTATTGCCTTGGGTCACGTTATAGATCAATGCACAGCGAGCAGTCACCGCGGCGTTAAACACCACATCAGCAAAGTCTACATATGCTGTATATCCAGACGAGTTGATCGTGACACCTGTCAGAACTACGCCGCCAGCCACATAGCCTGTACCTGTAACTTCTGCGGCAGTGGTGTAGATAGTAGTGGACTCGTTTAAATCCGCATTCGCGGTGTACAGAGCAATCTTTAGTGTATCTGTAAGCAGGTTGTGAACGCCCGTGTACAGCTGTGTTTTAAAGCTGGTCGTTTGAGTCTGAAGAATGTAACTCATGAAACAGCCGTCCTAAGTTGACCGTCACGATAAGCATCTGCACGCTGTTTGCCATCTGCCAAGTTTTTATACAGGGCAATTGCCTGTACGTAGCGATCTTGAGCAAGGGCAACCATATCAGCTTCACCCTTCATGTATGTGTACGCTTCGCAAATAGTTCCGTACAACAATACAGAATCAAAATTCTCACTCAGCCATGTATTGCCACTTGGTGCATCAACAATAGAAACTGGGTAGTAGTAATAATGAAGTTCTGCGCTGTAAGTCGCATTCGGTGTTGGGCCAACAATGAAAGACAACTCATTAGTAACTACGCCAAGTGCAGTGGTCGTAGGGCCAAAGATTGCGTAGTGTTTAGGTTCGCTAACCTGCGCTGACAAAGGATAGGCTTCACGGATAAAGTTTACATCTTTGTTGAGCAAATACAGGTAGTCACCTTGGAAGGTAACTGAACTTGCAACCGTACCGCTGTTAGCCACAGTCAAGTTGATTGTTGTCCCACTGATACTACGGACTTGTGCGTTAGTGCCAATACCTGAACCCGTTACTTGCTGACCTACTGCAATACCTGTAGTACTCGCCACTACAATTGTTTTAGCCCCAGATGTTCCAGTAGCAGTTGTGGTGTTGTTTGAATATACTGCAAGGCTATACACAGACAAGAAATCTTCTGGAGCAGATAGATACTTGTTTGCAGAGGTGATTGTGCCTGTCACGTTCTTTCGCAAATTAGCGGGCTGCGCAGTGTTATAGATGCGCTGCTCCGCCTGACGAATGAACACATTCATGTTGTCAGTTGGGAAAGAATTCTCGCAGTAATCGTTTACCTGCGTGACAAGCTGGGTGTAGTTCATGCCATTGGGCCTCGTGCCATCAAGCCTTTAGTAGCCGCGCCTGTGCCGCGAACTTTGATACCAGTTGTTTTTGTTGGTTCGTTACCAGCAGATTTGCTGATGTTACCAATGCTCACATCATATGTATCCAGCTTGCTACGGTTTGGCTCTTTGCCGGGGTTAGTAGAAGCTTTGACTTCCTTGCCAGACATAGTGTGTGGCTTAGCATAGACTTTGGCATCGCCAACTTCTTTGCCCATCATCTTCTTGCTAAATGTAGCCATTATTTGCTCCCAGATTTCTGGTTATTTGCACGAGATAGATTACGACCCATCATCTTGCGATCCATACTAGTAGGGCCGCCTTTTTTGAGTTTAGTCATAGGCTTGCCGGGGTGCATAGCTTTCTCGTGTTTGTGCACGGCTCCAGCCATCATCTTCTTATCTTGTTTTAAATCCGCTTTATCCATTTTAAGCTCCTTAAGATACCGTTACTGTACCAACAAATGTCGTTGCCACCAAGTAGTTTGGTGTCAATTCTGCATCAAAATTACTAGCCCCGCCTACAGGTGCCCAGCCCCACTGAATGTCTCGTGAACCACCAGACAAATTACCATTGACGTTAACACCAGAAGTGACATACGTCGTATCTCTACGCGGGTTGCGTAGAGCTTGTGGATCATCTACTGGGAATGTTCCCAGCATTAACTGAGGCTGATCAGGATCCCAGCACTCAGGGCACACCAACAGTTGATACTGACGTTGCTTAATAATCTCAGTCTTAAGCGTTTTTAACTTGTACTGCTGACCACAGCGATCACATTCAGCAATCGCTATCTTGCCGGATGCGAACCGATTACCCATTAGTAGCCTCCGCCACTTCCAATAAACATCTGACGAGGAACAAACCTGATAGCTGCTTTTTCTCGGTCTTCACCTGCGGCTATGTCAAACGTCTCGTCATAGATCTGCTTGAGCATCTGAATACGTGGCATCAACTCAGGGACTTTGACAGCAATGTGGTACGCCAAACCTGCTGTAAGAGCAGGTAAAAAGCGGAAGTTCATATCTGCTGTAGCTGAACCTGCGCCAGCATCTTGCACCCTACGCAGTCTCCAATACACAAACTGATAGGTAGTAGAGTTATCAGGTGTAGGCCACACAGTCACAGCCGGTAGTTGAGGAACAAACACCGCAGTGCCATCTGCTTGCGCCGCTGCTGTCGTATTGTTTTGTCCACGGAACACACCACCTAGGGTATTCCCTGATACATATGTGTAGTAAATATCTTCTGTACCAAGGCGAATAAAGCCTGATCCAGCTAACCCAACCACCGTGTTAAGCGTGATCGTGGTGTCCGTTGATGTGATTGCCCCATTGAGCACAGCGTTTGTAGGATTTGTTTCACCAGATAACCGCTGAACCCATACTTGTATCGGTCTCGCCTGTTGTAACTTGTTTGGGATGGTCGCATAAGTAGAAACACTAATACGTGTAATAGTCAGGTCAGCTTGAGTAGATGCCGTATTCTGTCCAGTTCGAATAACATGCTCTAACAAATCAATCGTGTCTGTCGGCAATGCATATGTAGCTAGGCCGGGAACAAGGGTGATAACACCCTGCTCCATAGTCCACATGTTGATGCCCTTGTTCTGCCACTCAATAGTCATCAAGTTCATAGAACGACGTGCTGTACGCAGGTCGTAGCCAGAACGCATTTCTCGGCCCGCACGCTCCCACGCTTCCTCGGCGATCTCCGTGAAGTCCATGTT